ACCACTTTGCAGCGTTGATGACATTTCACTGACGGTGACATGATGACGCAAGATGATTACGTCCAGCTAATCACGACTGAGCACAGGAGCCAGCCGCATTTTCAGGCAGCTGTTCGGCAGTTGGTTGCCGGTTTTGTTGATGGCGGGGATGTCACCCAGTCATTTGTCTCTGATTTTGACATTGATTCAGCGGTAGGCGTACAGCTTGATGCAATAGGACTGTGGGTTGGAATCAGTCGGAATCTTCCAGTCCCAATTACGGATGTATATTTCTCATGGGACAGTACGGCATCGGTCGGCTGGGATTCTGGGTATTGGCGCGGCCCATTTGACCCTGAAACCGAAATGAGTTCACTTCCTGATGCTGATTATCGTCAGTTAATCAGGGCTAAAATCGCGGCCAATTCTTGGGATGGTACGCTAGGCAGTGCATCGGCTATTTGGCGCGTAGCGTTTAATGGTGAACAAGTCATTATCATTCAGGATAATCAAGATATGTCCATGACTGTTGGATTTGTTGGGCCGCCCATGACTGCGGTTCAGCAAGCTCTTTTGGTGGGCGGATACTTGCCACTAAAGCCAGCCGGTGTTCGTGTGAAGTTTTTTGCTATCCCTGTTAATGACGGCCCGTTATTTGCGTGGGACGCTGATTCAGAATTATTGTCTGGCTGGGATTCTGGCTCTTGGGCAATGGAAGTTTAAAAAGGTTTTTTATGGCAACTACCAGTATTTTGACATTCTCGCCTAATGACACGGGAACTAACCTTTTGAGCGATGCGCAATATTTGGCCGAGGTGCGTGGCGCATTGGCTGACATTCGGCAGATCATGGGCGTTAATGCGCCTGCGAAAGTGGCCCAGACTGACCCAAGTGGCGAGAACGAATATGGCAGTGAACAACCAGCACTTAATGACAGAGAGCGAGCTGCGCGAATTACGGCGCTACTTGACGGCGCACGAACGCGCCGAGCTGGAACGTTTGATAAACCCCAGACTGATGTGGCTGCCACATAGCGAGCCGCAATGGTTGGCCTACGAGAGCGAAGCTGACGAGCTGTTATATGGTGGCGCGGCAGGCGGGGGCAAAACCGATTTGCTGATCGGGGTGGCGCTTAATTTGCATGTGCGGTCGTTGATTTTTCGGCGCGAGTTGACCGATGTTGACGATATGGTTGATCGCAGTATGGAAATTATTAATAATCGCAAGCGATGGAACGCGAATAAGCATGTGTGGAGTTTAGCGGGTGGAAAGGCTATTCGATTTGGGGCGATGCAACACGAAAAGGACTGGGAAAAATGGCGAGGACGTGCGCGTGATTTTTACGGATTCGACGAACTGACGCAATTTACAGAAATGCAATACCGAAACCCAATTTCATGGAACCGATCGACAATACCCGGACAGCGCTGCCGCGTGGTTGCTGCTAGCAACCCGCCCACCAACGCAGATGGCGAATGGGTGATTCGATATTGGGGCGCGTGGTTGGATGATCAACACCCACACCCAGCTAGACCGGGTGAATTGCGTTGGTATACCTCGATTGAGGGAAAAGACCACGAATGCGAGAACAACACGCCAATAAAACTGCCGACGGGCGAGACAGTAAAGCCACGCAGTCGGACATTCATCCCCGCGAAACTATCTGACAACCCATTTTTGAAAGATACGGATTATGCGGCTAGGGTAGCGGCTGCGCCTGAGCCGCTGCGGTCGCAGTTGCTGTATGGCGACTGGAAAGCCGGACGCAAGGATGACCCTTGGCAATGCATTCCAACTCGTTGGGTAGAGTTGGCGATAAAACGCTGGCGAGATATGCAGCCGCCCGCCTCTCCGATGACATGCGCGGCGGTTGATGTGGCGCGTGGCGGGGATGATAAAACGGTGCTAGCAAAACGCTTTGATCACTATGTGGCTGGCTTGGTGAAAATGCCCGGCAGCGATACGCCGAATGCTACGCCGGTGGTCAATTTGATCGCGGCCCATATGACGGGCGATGCGCCGGTGGCAATTGACGTGATTGGGGTTGGGGCCAGTGTGTATGACCAAAGTCGAATTAATTTGACTGGTCGGCGGGTTGTAGCGATTAATTTTGCTGAGGGGAGCCATGCGCGTGACCGTTCGCAAAAGTTTAGGATGATCAACAAGCGAGCTGAGGCTTATTGGAAGTTGCGCGAAGCGCTAGACCCTGATTATGGGGCCAATTTAGCGTTGCCGGATGACCCAGAATTAAAAGCCGATCTATGTGCGCCGCGCTGGGAATTGACGGCACAGGGCATCAAGATTGAAAGCAAGGATGACATCAAGAAAAGAATTGGGCGTTCGCCTGATTGTGGCGATGCGGTGGCAATGACGATGGTTACATCGAATGTGAGCGATGTCTTGTTCGCATTCAAATGAGGTGAATAATGAATTTGATTGATAGTGTGGCTGGGTGGTTAGGATATGCCAAAAAAAGCGAGATGCCAACGGCTGGGCAGTTGATGGCTGGCACAGGGGGCATATCGACATACCCAATGACATTCCCGGGCTGGGACAAACTGACAAAGCCGGATGAGCGCAAGACGGCTGAAACTGCTATGTCGTCGGCGTGGGCCTCCAGTGCGGTGCAAACGATTATGCGCGAGTTTTCGACGGCTGATTTAAATGTGTTTAAGCAAATTGATGGCGACGATTTGAAAATCTCTGACCACTCATCGGCAAATTTGTGGAAGCGCCCAAATAAATTTATTGGGCGCGGGCTAATGATGCAATTTTTGGCATCGCAGTATTTGTTTTTTGGGCGCTGCTATTTGTTTTTGGCCCCAACAGGCAACACCATTACCGAGTTGTGGCCCATCCCCGCATTTATGGTGAAACCGGTTTATGATGATGAGCGGTTTATTGCCGCATATGAGTTTAAATCGTCGTCGTCGGCAAAAACGCACCGGATTGATTCGCGTTACATTGTTTATTCGCGTTTGCCCCACCCGCTTGACTTGCGGTCTGGTTGGTCTCCTCTTTCAGCGGCGGTTCAGGCGCTTGAGTTGGACAAAAAACACGCAAAATGGAACGAAGATTACTTTGGCGAAGGAAATGCCGTCCCGCCAGCGATCGCCACATTAAAACAAGATGTGAGCAATAGCGATTTTAAACGTATCAGCGATGAAATATTTGCATTTTTTGGCAAAGGGCAGCGGCGAATTGCTGTGACAAGGTCTGGCGATATGGATTTCAAGGTGTTGCAGCAAACAATGAAAGACATGGAATTCTTGGCCGGGCGCAAATTTAATGAGCGCGAGATATACCGCGCTTTCGGCATACCCGGTGGGATGTGGGAGGAAAACGCAACTGAGGCCAACGCGAGACACGCAAAGTCAGTGGTGATTGAAAATATTGTTTGGCCCATGTTGCAACTGTTGCAAGATGATATTAACGCGCAATGGTTTGCCGATTGGCATGATGAGGATATTTACGCCCAATTTGACGACATTCGGCCCCGCAATGTCGATATGCAGCTGCGCCAAACCGAGACGCGAAAAGGTTATTGGACGGTTGGCGAGTTAAGGGCCGAGGACGGCAAGCCGTTGCTGGGTGATGGGCGCGACGATATGCTAATTTCAGAAATTGGGACGCAGATGGCGCAAAAAGCCGCGCCGACTGTTGCCGCTGATTCACAAAAGCCAGAAACACTTGCAAATGATTTGGTCGGCACAAAAACGGCAGCCAAAGCCGCGCCAAGCGATTTAAGCGTAACAGAACGGGCGCTTTATGATGCAATTTTGGCTGTATTTGAAAAATACGGCGTAGAAGCGGCGGGGGCGGTTTTTGATGGGATTGAATTTTTGTGGGAGCAATTCAGCCAAGATTTAAAGGCCGCAATTTTGCCAATTATCCGCGAGGCAATGCAGGCTGAATACACGCGAGCATTGCGAGAGTTAAAAATAGAGGTTGATGAGGAAAGCGCTCCGACTGCCGCAAGCGAGTGGGCGCGGCAACATGCTGGCGAGCTGGAAAAAAAATTATCAGAGACCACCCGTAAATTATTTGCCAATACGTTGGCCGAATTCCAAGAAACGCCGGGTATGACGCTAGACGCGGTAGCGAAATCGCTTGAAGGGGCATTTGGGCCAAATCGAGCCGAGAGCATTGCCATTACCGAGATCACCCGATCGGCGGCGGCTGGCGTTTCGGCTTACCAAAAAACATTGGTCGAAAATGGAATTGAAACAACTCGGTTTTGGAACACCAACGCCGATGCGTTGGTATGCCCTATTTGCGGCCCGATGAACAACAAACCTGAAAGCGAATGGGGGGACAAGGTGATACCGGCGCATTCTCGTTGTCGGTGTTTTTATTCGCTGAAGTTAAAAAATGATTAGTGTAAAAATTGACGGCATTGACGATCTTGTCAAAAAATATGGCAACGGCATTAAGCCTGCAATAAAAAAGGGGGTTGCGGCGTTGGCGGTCGAGGCGGAAAGCCGGATTAAACCCTACGCGCCTGCCACGGCTGGCAATAGCCCAAAAGCATATCAGCCGGGGCGGTGGAATACGTGGTATCAACGTGGCTGGGGGACAAAGTGGGTAACAGCAAAAGGAAAAATAAAAGGGAAACGCACGAGTGAAACGCTGGGGCGCAAATGGCAGCACGAGCCAAAAGGCGAACTGGGCGCGGTTATTAAAAACACGGCTCGCTATGCCGGTTATGTGCATGGCGAAGACCAGACGCGGGTTCATAAGTCGCACGGCTGGAAATCTAGCAAGGTGATTGTTGAGCAAATTGTAAAAGATGGCACGGTTGATAAATTAATCAGCAAATACATTGCGGAGGTAATTAAGTGAATTTGAGCAACAATGCAGATAACATTTTATCGGCGATTCGGTTGATGCTGGGCGTGGCCAAGCGCGAATGTGCCCGCGATGATTTGGTGGGTATAAGACGGCAATTAATACATGAGGCAAGGCAGATTGAACTATCAATTGAGAATAATGAGCAAACGCCTAGCAAAAACAATATTGTTACAACCGGCAAAATGATGTAAAATATAAATATCTTTTGGGTCGCGGACGCTGCGCAAAAGATAGATAGTCGCTTTAAAAAGCCGCTGTCGCTGTGGTGACACAGCGCGGCGGCTTTTTTGCTTTTTCGCTTAACCGGTCGCGCTGCTCATCACTTTTAACGAGGTGAAATGAAACTAATTGCAGTAAAAGCGGGCGCTCGACATAGCGCAACAGATACAGAATTGCTCGCGCAAGCCGCCGAAATTCTTGCGGAGTTGGGCGCACCTGTTCAGGGTGTTGCCGTGAGTGAAATCACGCTTGACGCACTTGGCGGGCGCTCGCTACAGCGATATATTGAGATTATTGAGCGGGCGGTTTACGCTATGGAGATGAACTGCTGGCTGGTTGAGGCGTATTTAGATCACGTTGTAATTGCTGAAAACTACGAAGAATACAAGCTGCCGCGGTATTGGCTGATTGGGTGTCGTGTTGTTGGCGAACAGGTTGTATTTTTACCGCAAACTGATTGGCTTGAAGTAAAACTTGATTGGGTGGCCAAATCTGTTGGCTCAAATCATGCGCCGGTGTTGCCACTCAGCGTCAAATCCTCAGACAAAACGACAACGGTAGGCGGCTACGCGCTCATTTTTGGCGATGCTAACAAGACTGATTTGTATGGCGATTTCTTTACCGCTAAAACCGATTTGTGGGCCGAGCAATGGGAAAAGCGCCCAATGATTTATCACCATGCGCTAGACGCTGGCACCAAAAAAGCGCCGGTAGTTGGCACTTGGCACTCAATTAAGGCTGACGATATTGGGGTGTGGGTGGAGGGCCAAATTGATGCCGCGCACGAATATGCGCAGGCGATTCAGACCCTTATCAAGAAAGGCGTGTTGAAATTGAGCAGTGATAGCGCCCCGCATTTGGTTGAACGCAAAGCGGTGTCGAAAACCGTAAGCGAAATTACGCGCTGGCCCATGTTTGCGGTATCGCTTACCCCTACACCAGCTGAACCGCGCCTGATGGCGGTAGGCGAAATCAAAAGCGCGTATGCCGAGGCCGGGCTGACCGCACCTAAGATGTTGATTGACGGGGACGGCTTGCAAGCAGCACCCGTATCAAAAAAAGGAAATGTTTCTATGAAAACAGCAAAAGAATTTTTGGAAGCTGCAAAGCAAGCCGTCATTGATGGCAATTTAACGCAGGCTTCCACGCTACGTGAGCAGGCGGCTGCGCTCAAAGCGATTGAAACCGATTTAGCAGCCGAAGTGCCAGCCATCCCACCGCGCCCGCCATTTGGCGATGCAGACAGCGGCAAGGGAAGCTCACCTTCCGTCAAATTTTGGTATGTGAAAAAGTTTGGTGAGCCTGATGCTGGGTTTGATCAAATCGCCCGCGAAATTTACGGCGGCGATTACTACGCCACTGCCTATGCCAAAAACGCTGATTTTCGGCGCTTTATTCGTAGCGGCGCTTATGATTCGCGGCTTGGGCGCACGGTCATGCTTTCGCATACTCAGATTATGGACGCGATGTATGCCGGGCTTTCAACTCAGGAGATTAAAGCCACGATGGTTGAGGCCCAAGACACACTTGGTGGGTATTTGGTGCCAGAAGATTTCCGGCAAGGAATTATTGATCGATTGCCCGCCCTGACTGTAGTTCGACCTCGCGCCAACGTTTTAACAACCAGCCGCGATACGGTAAAAATCACCAAATCGACCGGCGGCAATGCGCGGTACCGAAACGGGGTGCGCGTGACATGGGTGGATGAGGTTCCGACTGCGGGGCAAAGCGCCACAAATTCTTCATTTGGGCAAATCTCGCTACCAGTAAATGTGATGATGGCCACTATCACTGTTAGCCGAGACACGGTTGAGGATAGTGCCAGCAACCTAGAGCAACACATTTCAACAAGTGTTACATCGGCTTCGGCAATTGATGAAGATGAAAAATTTCTGATTGGCCTTGGGTTGGGTTCGCCACTTGGTGTTTTGCCCGGCGCAGGTGCGCCGACTGATTCAGACATTGCAACGGTTGTGAGTGGAAGCTCTAGTGCTCTTGCGGTTGACGGGTTGGTAAATGTGCCATATGCACTCCCATCGCAATATCGGCAGTCGGGCGCGGTGTGGGTGTTTAACAAATCTACCGCTGGGGCCATTGCCCAAATGAAAGATGGCAGCAACCGGTTGATGTGGGCCAGCAACGAGGCACAGCTGTCGAGCGCTCGCAATAATCGCTTATTGGGTTATGAGGTCATTGAAAGCGAAGCCCTGCCCGATGTCGCAGCCAATAAATACGTGGCTATTTTTGGCGATTTTGGCGGATACACCATCGCCGATCGCATCGGCATGAGCCTCGAACGATACCTTGATAGCGCAACTGCCGATTTAAATGTCGTGAAATTTATTGCGCGTCGTCGGTTAGGCGGTATGCCCGTCGAGGGCTATCGCTTTGTGGTTCACAAAATCGCCGCAAGCTAAAAAGGAATAAACATGAAAAATCTTACTGTAAATTCTGCGTTTGGGCAATTGCTGACAACGCAATCGGTGGCCGGGTCTGGGTCGGCGGCGGCAACCAGCCGGTTTGATGTTGCTGGGGCCGAAACCGTAACCATTTTGTTGGCTTTGGGCGAAGTTGACGCGGCAACAACGATTACATTCAAGCTGACGCAATCCGATGCCGCTTCGAGCGGCAACACGAAAGACATTGATGGGGCCGCGCTTGCATCGGTTGTAACAGCTGGCAAAAATTCGCTTTATGCCATTACGGTAAACGCCAACCAGCTAGACGCAACAAACGGGTATCGCTATGTTGGGGCAAGCTACACGATCACCAACACCAAAAACGTGTTGATGTCGGTTGTCGCTATTTCATCGCGGCTTCGTTCTGCGCCACCTGCGTCGAGTGGCTTGGCGCAAAATGTGCTTGTGACACATTAAATGGCCTTGCTGACCGTCTCAGACCTCAAAGCCCATTTGGGTATTACCAGCAGCGCAGATGATGCGCTGCTGGGTGCTTACGTTAGTTCGGCCCAAAAGGTGATTGAGAATAAAACGCGACGCATTTTTGAGCCTGTGACACAGACGCGGTATTTTGGCCCTGATCGGTTGTTGGATAGCGCACGGTTGCGGGTCGGTGATGTGCTGAGTGTGTCGGCGGTGGTTGATGGAATTGGCATTACACGCACGTCGGGGCAATACCGGCTTGAGCCGCTAGGGGCAGAGCCGTTTGCTTTTATTCGTGCGCTCAACAACGGAATGGGGGGCACATGGCTGTTTGATGTCGATGCGCTTGTGGCGATTACGGGGTCATGGGGGTTTAGCGCGACACCGCCCGCGGATATTGTTCAGGCTTGCAAACAATTATCGGCGTGGCTGTATCGGCAGCGAAACACGAATGAAGATTTGGATCGTCCCATTATTAGTGGCGACGGCGTGGTGTTAGCGCCAGCCGGATTGCCAAAAAGCGTGATGGAGTTAATCGCGCCATACATTCGCCGTGAGGTCGCTGGATGAGTGCAATCCGAGGCCTTTACACCTATCTTGCTTCAATTCAAATTGAATTTACAAGCGAGACAGGGCAAAGCGTTAGCGTCGGGGCGCTTGATCTGCACCAGCTTGGGAATTCGGTGCAAAGCGCCGACATGCCAAAGCGGTTGTGTTTGCCAATTGGCAACCAGTCGGCAAACGAATCGCAATTTGCAATATGTGGCAACAGCGAAGTCGAGTGGATGATATGCGATTTGATGTTGTGGCGTCCCGTGGCGCAAGGCATTGGGCTGATTGATGTTTCTGCCGATCTTGTGCGATACACCGGGGCGTATGCCGACAAATTAAAAACAATTCGCTGCTCAATTCCGTCAAACGTCATGCTGAAAAATGTGCGAATCGATGCGCCCGACATTCACGATTTTGCAGTGGGGGCCGAATCGCAAGCATTTGGCGTGAAAGTTTGGCTGACATTTTCGGAGTATTTATGACAAAAAAAATAAAAATTAAGGCGATTGAAACTTTGTCGCTGCCTGATGGACGGCTAATCAAACCCAACGATATTGTTGTGATTGAACGTGACGAAGCGACGATTAAAACTTGTGTTGATGAGGGTTTATACACGGTAATTGAGGAGATTACCAAAGCGCCTGAAACGGGCAATAAGGACAAATAAATATGGCAGCATTCAAAGGGACTGTAACCGAAATTGACATGCACGCAGCCGACGGCACAACTGTATCGGCATCGTTGCAATGTGCAATTAAAGATGAGCTTGGGATTGAAATTTCCGTAGGCGAAATTGATGCGATTCCACTTTGTCGAGAATACTGGGAAGGTATTCCGGGCGTAATCGAAGGCACGATGTCATTTTCGATTATTCAAGATAATGGGACTTTTTCGACATCGGTTCAAAAGAAAATTGAAGATGTCGCTTTTGGAAAAGCGATTCGGCTATTTAAATACCGCCCGCAAGGCACGGCGGCCAGCAAGCCGGAGTGGTCATTCAGCGCATTTTTTACAAAACTAGCGCCAATAACATCGAACAGCGCGATTGTGGCACACGAATGCGACTTGCGCATCACGGGCGAAATCGCACGAGGGGTGCAGGCATAACATGGTTTTAGGTGAAACTTTTACCCAAAAATTTGAATTAACCGGGCGATACGAGGGCGAATGGGTTGAATTAAAAATGCCCGATGCGTCTGTTAGCCGTATTAGTCGTTCAGATGGCGATTCGTCAATCCGCTATCTGTTTTCGGCTTTGCATTCGTGGAGCGTGGTTGATAAAAACGGTCGCACTGTGCCGATCACGGCTCAAAGCTTGGAAAAAATGCCAATCGACTGGTTTAACCAAGCCGCAAAATGCCTTAGTGATTTTTTGGACGTATTGAAGTAGCCACATCGGTCACGGCAGAGGAAAGCAAGGCGCTGACGCTATGGGCGTATGGATTGCCTTGTGAAGTCCCGGACGATTTGCTGAACGAAATCGAAGTCGCGCTGATTTGCGAGAAATTTCACAAATTGCCAAGTGAAATCCTTCGTGAAAATCCGCGAGAAATGCGGCGAGTGTGGTCGGTCTTAAACGAAATAGATCGCATTCGCAATATGAAATCAAGCGCCAAATGAGTGTCCAACGAGTTGAAATTCAGATAAACGCAAATGATGAAGCGTCCGGCGTGTTTGATCACATTGCCGGGCGCTTGTCGTCGTTGGGCAAAATTGCTGGCGGGCTGGCGCTGGGCGGCGTTGCGGCACTAGGCGCGGGTATTATTGGGCTTGGCTCATCTGGGCTACAGCTCAACAATAGCATGGAGAAGGCGACGGCGCAGCTTAACGCCTTTACCAAAGACGGCAAAAAGACTGCCGACATCATTGACACTGTGCGAGAGCGTGCCGCCAAAACGCCATTTGAATTTGACCAAATGGCAAAAGCGGCGGTGGCGTTATTCCCAGCCAGCAAAACCGCTGAGGGTGGGCTTAACGGCATTCTCGAAAAGGCCGAAATATTGGCGGCCTCTAATCCGGCTGAGGGGTTAGAAGGCGCGGCTTTTGCGCTAAAAGAGGCGGTAAGCGGTGATTTCACCTCAATTATTGAGCGTTTTAATTTGCCGCGTCAGTTTATCAACGATCTCAAAAAAGAGGGTGTGCCAAATCTCCAAATTGTGCAACGCGCAATGAAAGAGATGGGGCTAGACGTTGACCTTGTGTCAAACTTGGCAAACACGGCGGAGGGTCGCTGGTCAACATTCAAGGACACGCTAACCGGCGTGGCGGCTCAGGCCACGAAGCCCATCTTTGAGGCGATGAGCAACGGCATTGCTGGGGTAAATGGATTGCTTGAGGCTAACGCGCCATTGCTTGAGCAGGTAGGTGCTACTATCGCGGGGGTGCTGACGCAGGGCATCGCCTCGTTGAGCGCGGTATTGCCGCAGGTTATTGCGGGGTTTTCGGGTATCGGGCAGGCGGTGACCGCATTCTCGGCGACAGCGCAACAGGCTCTATCAAGTGCACAATTTGTTGAATTTAGCGAAAAAATTTACAAATCTCTCAAGCTGGCACAAGCTCAATTTGCAATGATTGGTATGCAGATTGCGATGGCAATGATCACTATTCAGCCAGCGCTAGACGGCATTTTGCAATCCGTTGTATCGATATTTGGCTCGCTCATCCCCATCGCGTTAACTCAGGGTATGGGCGCGTGGAATTTAATTAGCACAACCATACAAACCACTATCACTTCGGCAATTGCGATTGTGCAAACATGGCTACCAGTTGTGCAAACTGTGCTGAACGGCATCGCGCTATTTTTGACCACGCACGGCGCTGAGATTCAGTTATTAGTTAGCACGGCGTGGACGGCAGTCACGACGATTATTCAAACTGCTATTGATACGGTGACAGTCGTCATTAATGCGCTCGCGCCGGTGGTTTTGGCAATATTCGGACAGATTAGCGCGTTTTTGAACGCTCACGGCAGCGAAATATTAGGATTTCTCACAACCTCGTGGAATAGCATTAGTGCGATTGTCGGCACGGCAGCGGAGTTAGTGCAAACGGTTGTGACGCGGGTATTCGGCGCGGTGAGCGGGTTTATAGAGAAACACGGCGACACAATTCAGCAAGTGCTTACTGGCGCGTGGAATGTAATCAGCACGGTAATCGGCGCGGCGCTTGACACAATCAAATCTGTGATTAGCTTGGCGTTATCGGTAGTCAATGGCGATTGGGCAACAGCTTGGCGCGAGATTCAAAATATCACCGACGCGGCAAACAGGGCGATAGGCGTAATTATCGACACGGCGATGAATTTAATCACAAGTGTGATTTCGTCGGCGGTGTCGGTGTTCCAATTGTCATGGTCTCAAGGGCTTGAGACTATGCGCACCATTGCAATAACGGCTTGGGATGCAATTAAGCTGGCAATTGATAACGCAATTGAATCAGCAAAAATTGTCATAGCCAACGGGGTCGAGGCGTTCCTCGGTAAATTCCGCGACCTACGCGACAAAATGAGCGTGATCGGGCAACAGTTGCTAGAGGGCATGGTGCAAGGCATCCGCGATAAAGTTGGCTGGCTGGTTGACGAGGGCGTAAGGGCAGCTAATGCGGTATTGTCGGCGATTAAATCCACGCTGGGCATTAATTCGCCCTCTAAAGAGGCAATACCTTTTGGCGAAGGGATTAACGAAGGTCTCGCCCTTGGCATTAGTGAATCAATTAATTTGCCTATTGATGCAGGGGTAAACATGGCAGACAGGACATTAGACCGCATTCGCGTTGCGCTTGAACCACTGCCTGAAATTATGGGCGGAGCCATAACCATTGCGGGGAATGTTGCTGGGCCAGCCGCGCAAAATACGGCAAATGTAATTGTCAACGCATTTTCCGGCCTTGCCGATGACTTAGAAGACCAGATTTTGGGCGCGGCTGAGTCGATCGTTGAACTTGCCGAAAGTGGCGATAGCTCATCTCTAGTATTCGCTCAATCGTTTGAGGCGTTACGTCAAACAATCACCGGCATTGTGCCAAGTTTCAACGATTCAAAAAACGCAATTGCTCGGATGCACGAAACGCTGGCGGCTGGCAAATTTGACGTGCAGGCGTATTGGAAAATTTACGAGGAGATGATGCAGGGCATCGGGCGAACGACGGCGCAAATGATGCCGGTCGTAACGCAAACAACCACAAGCGCAATGGATACGATAGTAGGTGCGGCATCGGTTATGCAGACCGGCGTAACCGATGCGTTCCAAAATATTTTGGTGCTTGGCGGGGTTGCAATTAACACGCTCACGGGGCAAGTTGTCAATTCATCGAATCAAATGCAATCGGCAATTGGCGCACTCGAAAATCGTGTTTCGGCATCTGCAAATGCGATCGCGGCATCGATGATTGCTGCCGGGCAGATCATCAATACCACTCAGCAACAGCTGGCTGGATTTATTCAAAATGGCGGCGTAGGTGGCATCACGGGCGGCATTTACACGCCGTCGCAGGCATTTCAAAACCTATTTACTAACTCGCCATCAGCGCCGATCATTGCGCCGCCTCGCCCATCTAGCGTGCCGAAGGGGGATGTGATTAACAACACACCGATAAACATTACGATTAATGGGGGCGATGTTGATCGCGTCGCGGTAGAGGATGGCGTAATGAGGGGGCGGCGGCGTGGGGGGTGGGGGGGGAGGTACGCCGGTGGCAACTATGGGATTTTAAGGATATCCCGCTGCCGGATCGCGGGCGGGTTTTGGAGATTCCGGGGCCGGCTACGGTTTCCCGCAGGGCGGTTGCGGGTAAGCGGTTTGGCGGTTTTGCGCTTGGGCCGAAGCGGGAGAGGCGCAAATACCCGGCA